GCACCAGTTATCAGTCCTCGTGGTGGTATTGGTGATGAAATGAAAGACTTTTTGCAACAGGCCAAAGAAGACTTGCATGATGTGCAGTATTGCCCTTATTGCATGGAACCCCGTAACGACAAACGCTCTTGCTGTGGTGAGAACCACTTCTTAGAGTTCCAGGATTTTGATGATGAGACACAGAATCAAATCATCCAAGACGAATATGACTCAGCAAATTGGAAGTAATGTACAATAGGTTGTCATCAACCTATGGAGCAATCATGCTTACACATGAAGACTTGATCAACTTACTAGACTATTCGCAAGAAACAGGTCTATTTGTTTGGAAGAAAAAGCGGAGAGGAGTTGCGGTTGGGAAAACTCTTGGCACTGACAATGGCTTTGGTTATTTGAGAATTACTGTTCTTGGCAAATCATATTACGCACACAGACTGGCATGGTTTTATGTTCATAAAGTGTGGCCTGACACCATAGATCACATCAATGGTTGCAAGGCAGACAACAGAATTCTTAACCTGAAAAATTGCTCAATAAGCGAGAACAATCAAAACACACATCGTCCTCAAGTCAACAGCAAGTCTCAAACACTTGGAGTGAGTTGGCACAAGAGAGCAAAGAAGTGGCAAGCACACATTTGCGTTTACAAAGAGCGCAAATATCTTGGCTTGTTTGACAATGTAATGGATGCTCAAAAAGCATATTTAATTGAAAAGGAAAAAGCAAATGTCTATCTATAAAAAACTGAGTGATGCAAGAGAACATTTTCATGCTCTGGAGCTAAAGAAAACAGGGCATAACAAGTTTGCTGGGTACAAGTATTTTGAGCTTGGAGACTTTCTTATCCCGGCATTAAATGTTTTGAAAATTTACGGAATTGTCTCTGTCATTTCTTTTGGCAAAGAGATTGCAACCATGAGGTTGATTGACATTGACAGGCCCGACAACTTTATTGAGATCACATCTCCAATGTCGTCTGCGGCACTCAAAGGGGCGCATGACATCCAAAACCTTGGGGCAGTACAAACATACCTCCGCAGGTATTTGTGGGTTGCAGCGCTTGAAATCGTTGAACACGATGCATTGGACGCAACTACAGGAGCCAAGGGTACAGCACCAGTTATCAGTCCTCGTGGTGGTATTGGTGATGACCTGCCAGCAGAAGTTAAGGAGTTTTTGCAAGAACTTGCAAGCTCAATTACCGGGTTAGTCGAGGTTGGTCAGGCAGTTGATGCCCTGGCCATGATTGATGAACAGCAATTGGAAGCAGATCAGAAGGTCTATCTGTCAAACCAGTTGAATTCCACTGTGCGATCTGCACTTAAACGAGCGAAAGGTTGATATGGCTTACGACAACACCGACAAGGGTTCATTGTTTACCAATGACAAGAAAGAAACAGAAAAGCACCCTGACTACAACGGGTCCATTAACGTAGGGGGTAGGGAGTACTGGCTCTCTGGATGGAAAAAGAAGTCAGAGAAGACAGGTAAGACTTTCTTGAGTCTGTCTGTCCGTGAAAAAGAAGCCACCCCCCGTCAAAGTTCTGAGCCTACCCGTAAGGCAAAGCCAGATTTTGATGATGATGTGCCATTTTAATCAGGAGAACTGAAATGAAAAAACTGATTATTGCTTTGACACTTGCAGCTTCTGCAACAGCAGTATGGGCATCTTGCTCAACCCATACTGTTATTCAAGGTAGTCGTATGGTGACTTGCACCACATGTTGCGTAGGATCTAGCTGCACAACCACCTGTTTTTAATTTTTGAGGCCGAAAGCGGATGCTGGGCACCGCGCCGTAAGAGAGTGGGCGAAAGCCTTGTAGCACCCAGACGCAGCGAGTAGGCCTCCTTTATAAGGAAATGTATGGGATTGGTTATTGGAATTCTGTGCTTAACAGCATGGTTAACACATGTCTTCACTTGTTTTGCAGAAGGTCTTTGGGGCTTTCTATTGGCAGGTGCGCTTCTCTTCCCTCTTGGGATTCTTCACGGCTTTTATCTCTGGTTTAGATAAGGAAAATCATGTACCAAGTTGAAAAAAATATACCCCTGTCCTCTAAATATGCTTATCCATTTGACAAGATGGCAGATGGGGATTCATTCTTTATCCCATGTACTGATGACAAAAAGATCAGTTACATCCGGGCACAGATCAATAGCTTGAAACACAAATACCCAACCAAGGTTATCTCTACCCGCAAGGAAGAAGGTGGTCTGCGTATTTGGTTGTTGGCAAAGGAAAGAATATGAGCTATTCAATGATTGAGATGGACGTAATTAGATGGGGTGAGGACCGTAAGATTGTCCAGCACAGCAACCCTTACGCTCAAGCTCTAAAAACTTTAGAAGAAGTGCAAGAGTTGCTTGATGCAATCCAAGCCAAAGACAGAGAGGCCATGATTGACGCATACGGCGATATCTTGGTTACCCTTGTCATGGGTTGCGCCACTGCTGATTTGGACCTTGTAAGCTGTTTTAACCATGCCTATGAGCAGATTAAACATAGAACCGGAACTCTTGGTTCTGATGGCATTTTTTACAAAGACAAATGATGATTACAGAAATCCTTGATGAACGAGGCAAGCGTTATGGCGCTTTTGTAGGTCATGCTGAAATTTCTCAACAACTTAAAGGTGTTATTGCGGTGTTTGAGGCTAACCGAGGGTGTGACCTTGCCTTTGATCAGCGTGAAGCACTAGAAATGATTTGCCACAAGATTGCTCGTATTCTTAACGGAGATCCAAACTATGTAGATAGTTGGGTTGACATTGCTGGTTACGCTCAACTTGTTGCAGATCGCTTGCAAGGCATTGAGCGTTGATTACTCAACAGACAAAACAGCCTTGTAACGCTTTTCCCGGTCAGCAAGGCCAATTGTCCCGCCATTGATTTTCTTTGTCAGTGCAACAAAATCACCAGACTCTGCAATAGGACCGCACTTGTTAACAGACCAGTACCAGGCTGCTGACAGTGCTGCTCCTTTAGGGTTTATCAACATATCAGGATTGCTTACAAGATCAATCCCAATGGCAGTACCGCAACGTATGTAGTTGTCTTGGCCTGTCAATTGCTTAAGACCCCTACCCCTAAATTTCCAGCCATCACCAGACTCAAGAGGGCCATTGCCCATTCTTCCTGAGTAAACAGTATTGGCAATTAACTCTGGCTTACGGTGCAAGGCAAGAGCAAACTTGTTGGGCTGATTCTTGCCATCCTTCTTGATAGGCTTGCCATCAGGTCCGAGAACAGCAAACCTCTTGGGCCATACAACAGACATGGTGGCTGCTGAGTAGTTTAGGTTTTCCTCAAGCATGACAAACCCACCAGACTCATGGGCGCATTGAGCAACGAATGCAGCCTCTTGAATCTTGGTGTTGATCTGGTAACGGTCACAAGCTTGTTGAACAAAAACCAACCAAGCGTCAGCAACACCCTGCTTGACACCAGCAGCGGTTAGCTTTTGCAGTGTGATCATTTCTTGTCCTTAGCTCTACTACCCAAAGAAGACCCTAATAGGAACTGAAACATGGAAGCAACCATAGTGCCAAGAACAAACCCCAAGATCGTGTCAGCAAAGCGGATGTTGGACTCTGGTATCTCACCAAAGGTAATGAACCCAATGTAGGTGGCAGAAAGAATAGACCACCCAGCGATGAAGAAATAGACAAACCTTCTAACCAATGGGTCATCAGAGTCCATTGCTTTGAGTTGCATGTCTCTAGCACCTTGCATGTTCTTTAGGTCCATCTCGGCCATGAACTCTTCATGCTTGGCAGCTTCAGCACTCCACTTGGCGTAATCTTCTTTGGTTGCTTCGCCCTCTGGCTTAAGAGTAATGCCCATCTTGTCCTGGACATAATCAACGCCCTTATCAATGACAGCATCAGCAACTTTGTGCATGTTGTTCTGAATGAGACCAGATACTATTGAAGCGATTATGGGAAGCATTAATTACCTCTCTTGGTTAACATGGCACTGGCAATCTCCAGCATGAATTTGACTTGCTCAATGTCCTTAGGCTGCTCTGCCCAACCTACAGTGACCTGTCCAACAAAGCGATGTGAGTCAGGTGGAACACTTACCCGACAAGTAAACCCCACCCCCTTTTCTAAGTACCACAGACCCACTTCTGATTGAGCGTAACGGTACTCTCCACAGGGAATCTCATTGGTCATCAACTTGACTACATCAGCATTGTTGGATGAGTTCTGGCTAAACAGGCCTACATCAATGTCCTCAATGGTCTTGTCTCTACCATCCTTGGTATATGCCCTGTAAAGCACTCGGCTGTTAAACAGTGGGTTGACCTTAAACACAGCAACAACAGTAGCCCCTGTCTTCTTTAAAAGCATAGAGCTTGCATCATCAGCCCTTGATGTATTGATCTCAGGCAGCTTCTTGGATTCCTTGTAAGCATCAAACATGAACTCTTGGTTCTGCCAAAGGAAGTAACCAGCAAACGCAACAACACCCATGATGAGTATGGCAAACAGCTTAAAAGGGCTGTCTACATACCCAAGTACTTTGTCTAGGGTTGTGTTGGCGTTTAGCTTCTCGTCACTCATCTTAGGTGCATCATGTAAAGAATAATGCCGTAGATCAACAGCCCAGCTAAGACCAGTGAAGCTACACCAAGGGCAATGTATTCAACCAATTGTGCAAGTTGTTCTTTGCGTCTTTGTGCTTCACGCTCTGCGGCTTCTTTGTCTTCTCTACGCTTACGAGCAGCAGCAGCTTGGAACTTCTGCCAATCACCCCACATGCCTGGACGACCTGCATAGACCATACGCTCACGCAACTCCTCTTCTTGCTGTCTGAGTTGCTCTAAGGCCATGAACTCTTCAAGGTCAGAACCCCCACCTTTTTTGGTGACGTTCTCCTGAATCTTGGCCTTGTTATCAAAGTAATCAAAGACCCTTGAGCCTAGCTGGTGCAATTCCTTGCCGTTAGCCAAAGCACCTTTTATTACAGCAAAGGCCGCATTAGCAGCAGCAATTTCGGCAATCATGAAAACACCTCAATAAATATTTTGGCGCACCAAATGATCATCCCAACCAGAAGGACCGCAGCAATAAAGCTAACGGCCCAATCTTTCATTTGAAGTGATCTTTAACTGCTTGCCAGTAGATGGTGGCAGCAACACACAACCCACCTATGTACATGATGGGCTTGGCAAGTTTGCCGAGTGTCTCAAGGACTAAGAAAGCACCAGATGCCGCTTGGAATGCTGCAACGACACCCTCAGTGTTCTTGTCAATACGGTCTACCTTTTCCTCGACCAGTATCAGACGAGCGTAGATCTCAGCGTGGGATACTTCTTTTTCCATGATTTATCTCAAGTAAGCAGATGGAGGGGCAATACCACGACCAGCACCGACTTTACGAACATATTCCTGTTCTTGCCTTTGCTTCTTGGCAAACTCTGATTGAGCGTAGGGGCTACCCAACAACATAGCTTGATCAATGCTAGGAACGGTGCCGGAACCTTGACCAGCACCACCCATCATAAATCCTAGGGGCAGGACGGCTTCAAGCAAGTTAGCCCCTGCCATGCCTCGTTGACCAGCAGTCTCTGCTTTGGCAAGGTCAGAGATGGCCATCAAAGCACCTACAGTGCCAGCAACCCGTACAGGCTTAGTACCAGCACTGGTCTTCTTGGTAATACCGGGAGTCAGTTCAGCAGGTGGCAAACCAGCAGCTTTGGTTTCAGCACGAGTAGCCCTGCCCAACAATTTGTTAATGTCCTTTGATTCCTGAATGGCTTGTTCGTTTGTCAATGGGAAAAGCCGTTCGGTATATGCCTTGGTGTATTCCGGTTGACCAATGTTTTGACGCAGTGTGTCAATGTATTGAGCATTAGGAACAAAAGCAAAACCAGAAGGAACATCTGCTACAGATGCGTAATCAACCTTAAGCTTAGGCTCACCCTTCTTGTTTAACGCTGCTTCTGGACCCATGCCAGCAAAAGCAGGTTTACCAGTACCTGTACGCAAATCCTGAGGAGGTGCAACAGCCTTTGGTGCAGCTTCAGCAACAGGTTGAGCAGGAGCCTCCTGAATTAACTCTTTAACGGTATCGTTGACAATGGTTGTCACAGGAGAGTTAGGACCAGCAGTGGGTGTTGGTGCAGGAGCATCTACAGGCGCTGCTGTAATAGGTGTTGCAATGGCCTCAGGAGGGGCTACAGGGGCTGCTACAGGTGCTGTAGGTGGTACAGGCTTGCTACCAAGGCCAAGCTGCTTGTTTGCGTCAATGATCTGCTGTGCTTGTTGCAGACGATCTGGTGCAGGAACAGGAGCAGGTGCTTGAGGTGCTTGAGGGGCAAGAGGGTCAACGTCCATTGTTGGGTCAATACGCATGCCACCAGAAGGAGGGGGTGTCTCACCCCTTCCCATCAATTGACTAGCGCCATATATGCCAGCACCAATAGCAGCTAGGCCAGCAGGAAGATGCCACCAATCATTTCCAAGACGTTCTTGAACCTGTTGTAAAGAACCAAGCTGAAATCCACCTGAGTCCTTTTCAAATGGATCTGTTTTTGCTGGTGAACCTGATTGAAACTTAATCTCGTTTTCAATCTCAGCTTTGGAAATACCAGCAGCTTCTGCCGCCTTACGGAATGCATCAACATCAAAAGCCATGATTATTTCCTTCCACCAAACTGACTTGCAAGATCACGGGCTGATGGACCTTGAGGCTTTGTCTCAGGGTTTTTCAAAGAGCGACCACGAATGGACTTAGGTTGTTCTTTTGGAGCTTCACCAAGGCCAAGTGACCTGAAGTCAGCAGGTGTCTCACCTGTTGTTGGACGACCTTGTCCTGGTCTACGCAAGATCTCACGATTCCTGTCGGCAAACTGCTGACGCAATTCACGGAAAGCATCGGTACGGGCAAAAGCACTCTCAAGCTCACCAGCACTAGGAACTTGAGACTTGTCTTTAAACTTTGTAAGTTGGGCTTTGCGCCAATCAGCAAATGCTTGTGTTGCCTGTTGATTGAATTCGCCAATCAAAGCAGAGGCTTCCCCACGAACAAACTCATCGCCAATTTGATAGCTCTTTGGGTTGATCAAGAAAGGTAAAGTACCGTGCTTGGCAGACAATTCAAGTTGAGTTCTTTCAACCATTTGCTGAATGTCCAAAACCCGACCAAGATTTCGCATTTCAGCTTCACCCAAGCCTTTAAACACTTCAGAGCGAACAAAGTCGTCTTTGGATTGAGTAAAGTTTCTGTCAAACTGAGTGCCGCTTGTCAAAGTGTTTTGAGCTTGTTCCAAATCACTTTTGTTTACTGCTTCACCAGATTTGTTGGTAACAGAACCATCAGCACCAACTCTAAAGCCAAGCCTGTCAAGAACAGCACTTAAAGACTTTTGCTGTGCTTCAGACAAAGAGACATTCTTGTTGTCCACTTTTTGACGCAAAGCATTTAAACCTTCAGATACTGTTTGCGAGTATCCAAGGGATCTGTTTGTAAA